GCGTACCGATCGCGTACCCAACCCAAAAATCGCGTACCTTTTTCATCAAAATTCATCAATACTTTTTTCATTGTATGAAAATTTATATGCTTTTTTGTTTTTTTGGCCCTTATCCCTCCGATTTTGGTACGCGATTTCTAAAATGGTACACGATTCTTCAATTGCGCGAACAAATCTTTTTAGCGAATAATCTTTTTTATCAAAACCGGACATTTCTAAAAATTGACTATACAAACTTTCAAGGCTCACCCATAGCCCACTCTCTTCCTTTATGACCGCCAAAAACTCCAAAAACTCCTCACCGAACTGGACTTTAATCTGCTTGCGCTTCAACTTGTCCGAACTTTCTACCTCTTGGACTCCAAACTCTAGGTATCCTTGGACTGAGTTGAACATGAGATTGAAAAATCTATTCCATTCATCCTTATCCCAATCATCAAAAAGCTTATGACCGAACTCGTCCTCTGGGGTCTTCTCCACTCCGAAGTAAGGGGAGAACTCAAAAACCTTCTGCCTCCTCTTGGCGTGGTTGCCCATGTTAGGAATGGTGTAGTTGGTCGTGAACATAACCTTTGGGCTATCCTTATAAGGGATAAAAAGCTCATCCTTATTTTTTTTCTCTACTGTTATACCTTCGGTTATGATGCTGTAAAAACCCTCAAAGTCAACATTCCGCCTTGTATCCTCAATGGCCAATATTCTTGTATCCAAATCAACCCTTTGGAACGCGAAATTCTTATCAACTTTGAAATTCTTTCCATCCACTCGCACTAGGTTCAAAAGATAGCCTAAAGCCTTAACAAAAATCCCCTTTCCGGTACCACCACCTTTAGCCTCATTCTCGGTCTCCTCCGCTAATATCACAGCAAATGGGCGGCTTGGGTCTTTGTACTTATGCAGTAAATAACCTATTAAAGATAATCCATATATGTACCGTTCAGCTTCCAAATTGCAAATAAGCTCTACGAACCTAAAAAACTCAATGTCCTTTAGTTCAATATTCTCGTTGATGTAAATCTGATGGTCTATGACCTGACTCTTCCATACACATTTTCCAAGCTCTCCATAGCTTTTAAGCTCTAACCGCTCTCGTCCGACCGTGACAACGCCGTTTTTGAACGGGAAATATGCCACATCTTTGGTGTCTTTTAGGAAGTCAATGTCCGCTCGGTCGAAAAACTCGAAAAAGGCATCCGAGAACAAAAGAGAAGCCCCCTTGTAAATCAATTCAAGCAAATCCTGCGGCGTTACGCCTCCATCAAAGGTGTCGGGCAGCCTATCAACGTAATCCTTTATAAAGCGTTTTATTTGCTCCGTAGAGGCCTCCTCCACAAATCCATCCTTTACCCTCACCAACCTATAAATGGTTGACCCTTGGTCGTAGAAGTAAAGCCTAAAGCCTCCGGTTTGGGTCAAAAACGTTTGCAAACGATACCTGTTTATGCTACAAACAGGCTTGTTGTTCTTAAACTCAACATCCCAAAAGGTCAACAAAGATTCCCCCCAATGCTTATCGAGGTTCTCAACTATCTCTGTGGCCTCGTCAATACCTTTGTTGTGCTTGGCCACAAGAAAGCGAACCTGATCTTCTTTGGAGAGACCATCTGACCGCTTATTGTAAAGCTCTCGCTCAAGCTTATCACCATAGGTAGTTTTTTTTTCTCCGTACCCTTGGTCAATGAGGGCCTTTGCAGCAGCCTTAAAGTCAGAATTATGCTCTAATATAGCATAAACCGCCGCTGGTTTATAGCCCTTGTTGACAAGAAAAGGGGTGTTAGTCGAAAATACTCCGAATAAATTTAATGATTTGTTCAAATCTCCGCTATGCGAGGACAATCCACCTGGCCTCAAAAAGTAAATTTTCTCCCCCGTCTCCTTCGTCACCTTCCACCCGTGAGACTCTAAAAGGCCTCTTAAATCGCCTCTTTTATTATAATCATCAAATGGACTTACTCCGTACTCTTTAGGCCTGTTATGAGCCTCTATTACAGCCTCATCAATAACCTCATTGAACGAGCGCAATATCTCGAACAATTGCTCCCTTTCTTCGATGTCCAAAACCCCAATTCCATCCTTCTCTGACACATATCCTGATGTCGGAGGTGCGACCACATATCCTCCCTCACCGCGAGTTTCAATAAAGCAGTAGTTTTTGATGTGAGGATTCGACTTTTTCTCCTCCTCATTGGGATACCTTTCAGCCAACTTTTGGTTGCCTTCGATGACCTCGCATCTATACAGCCAATGCTTGCCGTTGGACTTGGTGGAGTGAACCTGTATTTTGTCATAGATGTATTTTGGTATCGCTTCCAACACCTCTTTGTAAATATCCCTTGTGGCATATTTAAGGTCGAAATCTATCACCTCAAGGCCTCCGGAGATAGCTCCGCAGATAATGGCTACTCCGCAAGCCCTATTATCAGCCATCTGCTTATCAAACTCATCTTTGGTAATCTTACGAGTCTGGAACTCCTTCCACGGAAAAATAGCTTGTTTCTTATCATTAACAGCAATGGCATTAATGCCTAACTCCAAATAGTTCATTCAATTAAATTTTAGAACAAATTTCTTTTACCTCTTTTACCGACCTCACGACATGGGCTGGAACACCCATCGCGTTCAATCCTTCAATATGATGCTCTTGTAGTTTGCTCACTCGGCCTTTGTCGGTTTTAACCTCAAAGAATATTACTTTGCCATCTTTTATAGCCATTAGGTCGGGCATCCCTGGCTTGGAGGTGTTAATAAGCTTAACAACAAACCATCCCTCATTGATGAGGTGAGCGCGGATGGCACCTTGTATTAGTGATTCTCTCATATTGTTCGATTGTTTTAAATATTTGGTAAACTACTTGAGGAACTATTGCATTTCCTCCGGCTTTGATTGATTCATTTCTCCATTTAGGAAAGGTAATAGTGTCCAATCGGTCGGAAATCCCATCATCTCCATTACAAATTGCGGAGACAGTTGGGAAGTTTTCCCATTGGTTTGTGCGTTCCACATTGCTATGTCCATTTGTTTTTTCCCAATCCGATTGTCCCAATATTTCTCGCTGTGTCCGTGTTTGATTACTGATGCTGTTGGAGTTGGTAGCATTAATGTCAATCTCTTTATTGCATCTGGTAGCACTTCCCCATAATTTTGCATTTTCCCTGTTGAGGTTATTCTTTTCCCAGGTCTTGTTTCCCCCAAATAATCTCTCGCATTCGGAGTCGGCAACATCCCCATTGCCATTGCTCTTGTTAGTGTCACCGAGTGCATTGACCCTTCCTTGACTTGAGTTGATTTCATTGTTGCTGTAGCATTGGTTGCATCCATGCAAGTTACTGTGGGCAACAAACCAAACTCGGTCTCTTCGGTGGGGTGCGTTGACGGAAACAGCTGGAAGTACAAACGGCTGTACTTCGTACCCTTGAGCTTCCAAGTCAGCTTGCACCTCGTGGAAAACCAACCCTCCTGACCAATTAACAAGGCCGAGAACGTTCTCGCCCACAACCCAACGTGGTTGAACCTCTCTAATCGTTCTAAGCATTTGCGGCCAGAGGTGTCTCTCATCCTCTTTGCCGAGTCGCTTTCCTGCGCTTGAGTATGGTTGACATGGGAAGCCTCCGGTGATGATGTCAATTTTTCCTCGGTGAATAGTGAAATCTGTTTTGGTGATGTCATCGTAACTAATTGAATTAGGCCAATAATATTTTAATACTTGCTGTCCAAATTTGTTCCACTCACAATGGAAAACGTTCTCCCAACCCATCCATTCGGCAGCTAGGTCAAAGCCTCCAATGCCACTAAATAGTGACCCATGTGTCATACCACCTCCATTAATTTATCCATGAAATTGACTCTCAACTCTTGAGGTATCATTGATGGCTTTGGCTCAACACTAAATTCTATTTGCCAGTCCTTTTCGGTGAACGTACTAACGCAGAACGTACCCTCAAGATAACCGTTATAAATGCTGCCATCCCAATCTTTGACAAGGATATCCTCTTCGTTGGAGTTTAAATCATCTATATCAATGCGATACCTAATCCAGAAATAAGCACCTTTAGCGTAACCATAGATATTGGTCACTCCTTGTGGGTTGGCCATTACCATTCCTTTCCATTCTATATACTGATTTGTTTTATCAACCCAATAGTCAATGTCAATGGTTGATCGGAGGCCCATGTGGTAGTTAAGTCCGGTTGCCTCTACCTCGAACTTGGTCGTTTTGAAGTCCATTTAGTTGCAGTTTTAAGTGAGTAAATAATTTCTAAAAGTATAAGCAAAAGTCCCGCGATTGGTAAACTTATGCAAAAAAACCAAAAGTAAGCGAAAATTGTCTTAATCATAAAAAATCGGTTTTGAAGTAACGAATAGTATAATCCTTCTTATCACTCACCGCTTTATGTATTTTATCCTCAATCCCATTTACCGAAAATAGCCAATGTACCTTACATTCCGACTCTTTATCCCTTGTTTGGATTCTCGCTCTTGTCTGCCAATATGAGGTAGCCGAAAAGTCAATGTTATACATGATAAGGGCCTCCGCGCTTTGTAAGTTTATGCCCTCGCGACCACTCACAATTTGCGAGATGAACACGCCTTTTTTTGACTTTTCAAACTCCATAGCATCAATATACACATCTCTATCCAATAAGGTCATCAAAGCGAGTCCCTCTTGTTTGAATTTGTAGAAAATGGCGTATTTGTTAAGATATTTAAACCGCTCTTTTATGTAGCTTATCTTGCTCTCATCTATAAGCCTACTCTCTCGCTCAGGCTCATCAATAATAATTGTACCACTAAATATTTGGTGAAGCTTTTGCATGAGCTTTACGGCCGTCTCACATATCACCTTATCACCATCGGCATTAGTGACCACTTTGTCATTTTTAAGCCTATTGGCGAGTCGGTAGGTGCTATCCATCATCTTGACATAATGTATCTCCTCATCAACAAAGGATGTAAACCCAGCTTGTTCTTGGGTGAAAGAGATGAATAGATGTGCGCAATGTTCACGCACCTTTTGATGGTCGGCGTTCTTATAGTCGTTGAACGATTGTCCATTTATCATCACTTTCTTGATCGCCACAAACTCATGCGCCCATTTGTAGAAGGTGGGCCACTTTTTGAATGGGGAGAAGGAGGAGATAAAGAATTGATGGTAGAGTTGAGAGTAGGACTCTGGGGATGGTGTGCCGGACAAATAGATAATCTTTTTATTATCACAAATCCTTTTAAGCTCCTCGCACCTATTGCTTTTCATTGGAAAGGCTCCAATACTATGGGCCTCATCGCAGATTACCAAATCATACATATTTTTCGCAAAATGGAGCCTTTCATAATTTATAACATGGACATTTATATCATATCCAAGTTTATCCAATTGCTCTAAAATGTCGTTTATCGCCTTCTTTTTAGTGACAAATAAAACATCCTTAGCACCTGCTTTATAGGCCGTAACGATGGATGTTAAAGTCTTACCTGTCCTCGGCTCCATTGCTAAGTAAACTAAGCCATGCTCTTTTAGTATTTCTACCGCCTCATCACTAATTCTAACTTGATAGTCGCGTAGGGTCATAGTATGTAAGTTTTATCCGGATTCTCGCCACTCCTTGCATTGCGCCTATACTCATATTTTGGGAAGAACTCATCAAAGCTCTCTTGGTGAGCCCACACTCCAGGGAATATCTCAAAGAACCATTTTCCATCCTTTAGAGCCCAATGCGCATTTTTACGCATTAGGTTCTTTTGGATGTACTCGGTTACCGAATTGGTAATTTTCATTTTTTATGAGTTAATTGGTAAGAAAATTGTTTTGGCTTGATGTCATCGTTTATGCTTTTCCATAGCTCATAAGTAGCATTAAAAAGCTTTATCTCTTGTGTGGTGTCCTCTTTGCTTACGAATTGCCAACCCACTCCTTGGATGTCTCCTTTCTTGCCTCTTGTCCTTGTCTTAGCATTGAGCCACAATATAGCCACCTCATCAACGAGAACGCCACCTTTTGCCAATAGCTCACGATAGGCGGCAAGTTGCAGCCAGTAAGATGGGTAGATACTGCCAGAGGTCTTAATGTCCACAAGATAGGTCTTACCATCAATACTTAGTATCCGATCAAGAGTCCCTGCATATCCAAGCTCACTACTAACCATGTGAACCTCAATCATGTCAATATTTGGCTTATGGTTCTCAGTAAAGTCAACGTAACGCTCAAACATACTCCACTCAAGCATTTTGTATTGAGGCTTTCCATATTCGTTCAAGAATGTTACTACCTCACCTTCGTCATACTTCTCAGTTAGCCTATGGACAAGGCTTCCTCTCCTTCCTGCCTCATCACGGATGGCATCGGCATCGCCTCCGATATCTTTAAGCCATTTGAAATAAGAGGCGTCTTTTGGATAAGCTTCTAAGATTGTTGTGACGGATGGAACGTATCCTCCTTCGTGGGTGGCGTAAAAACGAGTGTCAATAAACTCAATGCGACCTTTTTGTTGGTCAATGTTGAAATTTTTCATGTTGCTTAATTTAATGTTTAAAAAATGGCCGACCATGCTCGGCTAACACATTGGGTGCTACTAAAAGGGAGCTACTAACAAACCTTTTGCTTGATTATAAAGCCATTCAATCCTATCGGTGTCATCCCAGGTCTCTTTGCCTTTGACCTTTACTTTCACCATGTCAGGCATCCCCTTTGGGTTGTCTTTGGTGTAGTAATGCTTAATGGGAGCTCCTGCCTGCTTGAGGAAGATGACACTTTTCTTCTTGTCTCCATCAATGATAAGCGCAGGGCTTATCTCAACATTCTGGTTTATGTCAACATTTGGCAAGGCTTTGAGGAAAGTGGTGGTGTATCCGGAAGAGAAATTCATCTCCAACGTACACTTTTTGTTTGTCTGCACATCATGAACTATCACCAATAAGAACTTACCATACTCGTTCTCTTTGATGTTTAGGTCTTTGATATGTCCGGTAAGAGTGGTGTAGAACAGCTCTGCCACTTGCTTACCATTTTTGTTTGTGCGCTCTACCGCGCCTTCAGTACCAAGGTCTACTCTTCTGACAAGTTTGCCATTTGTGATGGACAGGAAGATTGCTCCCCCATTGCTTTGCGTTGAATTTGTCAACATGATTATTGGTTTTGGTGATTATAAACTTTTTTCGACATTATCCATTTCTTTCTCTCTTGATACAAGGTCATCATTGTTGCAACCCTGTTCTGATAAACCCTATGATCGGCGATTTGATTGTACTTATCACAGAATTGGTCTATCATAAAGCTGACTATCTCAAGCTCATCGTATCCCATACCATATATAGCCAAATCTACTCTGTTTACATCATCCCAAAACGATTTGGGGATAAGATACTTTTGATAGCGTACTTGTGCTACAGGCTTGGGTACGAATTCTTTCTTAATGAAAAACTTAGAGAGAGCTGCTGTCAGCAACATTATTGCGCTGACTGTTCCGATAAGAATTAGAGCGACCATACTTGTCAAGTGTTTCAGTGATTTTTAAATAGTTCTGGAGAGTAATTTTACCGGTTGTCTCAGCGCGGTAAATGGTCTGTGGTGTGATGTCGGCTAATTTAGCCAACTTGTCTCTTGATAGACCAAGAGATAGTCGTTTAGATTTAATTTTTTCTTGTACCATAGTAATAAGTTTGTTTATGCAAATATCATATATCTTTTTTATTTAAACAAATATAATTGTTAAAATATTCAAAAAAAAGCCCCTTGTAGAAACAAAGGGCGAAAAAACACTAAAAAAGCAACAATTACTGACTTTGTAAAGGTATTGTATCCTTATTATCAACCCGTCTATACCCTTCGTGCCAAAGGGTGTTTGTCAAAATAATACTATTCTTAACTACCTCCTCCTCACTATCCATTGGGTATAAAATATGCAAACACTCATGTATCAAAATCTCAAGGTGCTTCTTACCCTTTATCCTCTCATCCAACTCTACCAATCCCTCCGAGTGAGCCATACCCCAAGCCTTTTGCCTACCAAGCTTTGTATATTTAACCTTTATCCTTCGCATACTTTTTATATATCATGAGTAGTGACTCATCATCTATTCTCTTTCCACCTCTTACCATTGCCAACATTTTTTTAATTACTTCCAAATCCTTGTCAAGTCTCATAAATAAAGTACAAAGTAAGGCCTCTTGTTCATCTATCTTCATATTCTTTCTCAATTAGTATTTGTAAATAGTGTAAAGCTTTTTTTAAGTCCTCTAATCCGTTCTTGTGCTTATGCCTCATCACATACTTAATGATGTTGCCCTCAATAAAACCAATCTCATTATCATAGATAAAATCAATTGGTTGTATCTTATGCCTCTTGTAGTGAGAGCCTCCTTCTTGGTGGTCTAATGCGCTCATAATACTTTCCCTTTAAATATCCTCTTGTTCCTTACATCAAAGCTCTCACCATCAATGTCAACCATTGAAAATCCGTGGTTCCACTTGTTGATGGGCAAATAGGCTGGGTTCAACTCGGACAAACAACCCAATGAGAAAGTGGTCACTATCTCTCCGTTCATATTGCTCTCCGTGTGTTCGCTTGTCTGGTGGTTGTGGCCTTGCATGGCGCTTACCTTACCTCTCAAGAACAAACCACGAGCAATATTAACTGGGCTAAAGACCGATCCACCAAACTCATGTCCGTGGATGATATTAAGCGCACCAGCTTTAATAATACGCTTATCTTTTATTATCTCAATTCCTTCCGCTCTTGACTTGATGATGTTCTCAAGCTCAAACTCATCCACACCATTTAATTCCCCCGCTTTCATCCAAAGGTAGTGAAAGTAGCGCTCCTCGTGATTACCAGTCTTAAAGTATATTTGGCATTTGAACGTATCTTTTAGAACATCCATGAACTCTTTGAACGCCAATAGCTCATGTGCAAATGACCTCGCTTTTGGGTCTTTCACAAAGCGGCTCAATTGGAAAAAGTCAATGGTATCACCATTGAGAAGGATGGCATCTGGCTTCTCCTTTTTTGCGTAGTCAAAAGCCGCAGTTAAGGCATCAATTGAGTGGTAAGGTATATGGATGTCGGAAAGGACAAGTAAACGCTTTGCTTTAATAAAATATGGCTCGTAATTAGCCTCTTCCGACTTAGGTAGGTTGTATGGGTTGCGTGGTCTATCCTCTACAACTTTACGAATTTTATTACCTTTTCCTCCTTTCCCCTCAATACCACGCAAGACATCTCTTGCTCTCTCAACGCTATTAAATAGAAGTGGATTCTCATTATGTAATATCCTCGCAAGTTTAAGGGTAGGCATCTCCCAACCATATCTTGTGCGGTACTCCGCAGCTATGTTGGTCTTGCTAAAAAGTGGGTTGTTGGCCATATTAATGGGTTTTAAAGTACAAGTTAGCCTCGGCCTCTCGCCTCCTCGTAAGCCCATTTAATACTTTGCCACTTGATCGGTTCCACTTCATGAACTCTTGCCTAATGGTGGGGTCGTTTGGGTTGGCGTTGACTTTCTTTAGCAATGTGCTACCGCTAAAGTTGCCAATGCCGCAATTATAAGCAAATGATAGCAAAGCCGATTTTTGGTTGTCGTTCAAATTAGCTTTAATATACTTAGCCATCCTATTGGCAAATTGCTCGGCTACCCTTGCGAGTAAGAAATCGGCCCTATCTCTTGTTATTTTATCGCCCATAAGAACTGGCTTCCCATCCTCGTAAAAGGTGTTCCCAAAGCCAATTGTGACCTTTCCGGCAGGGCATTTGTACGCGCATAGACTCAATCCCTCAAATTGCTTAATAATATCCAAATTAAGGCTCATCTCTTGAGTTTAATGTATAAGTAAGCACCAATACCCATTAGAACGATTATAAGCCAACCAAATGCCTTATTTGCCCTTCCTTTCCAATTGTCGGCCTCTACTTTAGCACTTGTGAGCTCGGCTTGTAGGATATTGACCCTTGCATTGTCAACTATGTATCGTTTGATAGTATCATGGATGGTAAGCGTTTTTGTCACCACATTGGTTCTCCACTTAGTGATGTAAGTGGTGTCATTGAACACTTTTACCTCCAATTGCTCATCAACAATGGTTAAAGTGTCCACTTTTATCGTTGTGTCACTTTTGGTGATGATTGTGGTATCATTAGCGCAAAGCCCTGCTTTTATAACCTCCTTGGCTACCTGGTCAAACATAGTTCTATCTTTTAGAACTTTTTTAACCGGATTGCAAGAGACAAATAGTAATAGTATTAAGCTAATTCTTATCATCTTTCCTAAATATTTTCTCAATAGAGGTAAGGCCAAGGCATCCAAACGCAAGAGAGGCTACCGCATACACGAGAGCCTCACTTGGTTTGGTTTCTTTAAACGAGTTATGGTACATAGTAACGCAAAGCATCACTA